AGTTCTCTTTCACCCTTGAAAGGATTACAAGAAGCTTGAACTAATCCCATAGGCCAAACCGTAATAAGGAAGTCAGCATCAGGATGTAGTTTAAACGGTGTATATCTATCGTATGAGCCAGGTTTAAACATTCTACCACCACCATATTGGTAGATGATACCATCCTTATAGTTAAGGTTAGCGTCTTTACTTCTTTGGTCCACGTAATCTTCTTGATTACCTGCCATCATCTTTGGGTTCGCATAATTTTCACGGTCAGCAATCCTTCTAATGTTTTGGAAAATATTCAATAGTGACGGTTTTGATGTCATCACCAACTCCTCCATAAAACCTGGTTTGTTCTTATAAGCTAACATCAATTTGTTAGCCGCAAGTCCCAAAGCCATCTTATTCTTTTGTAACGACTTATCTTTATCTAATCTAAAAATAAAGTTCATAATGTCCTGAGGTTTTAGACCGTACTTAGCAAAGTCAGCAGAATCCACAGTTGAAATTAATGTGATATCATCAGCAGGGAATATATCCTTTGGTGACATTATCTGTGATAGTGTTTCAACATTTGAGCGTGAAGACCTAAATGAAGTTGATGTATCACCCTCAACTCCACTCTGTGAATCGTGGTGGTCAGTGTGAACAACAAACATTGGCTTTCCATGTGCAAAATCAACTAACACAGGCATTGTATCTCCTTGAGCATCTTGTTTCTTAACTGCAAATTCCTTATCACCATATTGGATAATCTCACTATCAACAACTTTAATACCGTTATTTTCTAAATAGTTCTTCATTGCTAATGCAGTTGTAACCCCATCTAAATCCTGATGAAAGTATATTTTAGCCTTTTTATATCTCTTGGCTAGGTCATTTATATTACGTAGTCCAGACTCGTTAATTAACTTCTTCATATCATATCTCTTTATAAAAATCATGGTTACCTATTGTTTTAACCAATTTAAATTTTTCTTTATTGTTCCACCAATCATTATTATCAGTAGCACGCTTTTTATTAACATAATGGGTTGCACTACCAATATCTATAGTTGAATCATTATTGACTATAGATAAAAAATCACCCAACTCACTTTTCTTCACACCTAATTTACCTTGATTACATCTTGGATTACTACCAAACCCTTTATCATTCCAATAAGAAAATTGTTTAGGTCTAAGTGCTTCACCAGCCATTCTCGCCTTTAATGAAAGACTTGAGTCACCATTCCTAAGACCCCTATTTTTTAATATAGTATAAACAGCTTTCATACCTTCGTTACTCTCACCTCTAGCTTCACCCCATAGTGTAGCAGCTAAAATATCCTCGTTAGAATAATATACGTTATATCTATCAGGGTCCTCAATTAATGAAATTGTCTTTTTACCCAACGCAGAACCATCAACATCACGTGAACATGATTGTGATTTATAAAAGTCACTAATAGCCTCGGCAGTTTTACCACCATAGTAACCTAATAACCCATCCCACTTAAGGTACCCTAAGTCCTTTAATTTTTTTTGAATTTTAATAATACCTGAGTTAGGGTTTGAATTACAATACCCTTTCCTTATTACCTGACCATTTTTTAAATCTTCATAAGTAACTAACTCATCTTCCTCTTTACCCTCAGGGCAAGGACTTTTTTTAGTTTGTTCAGACAAACCATAAAGTTTAAAAATGTCGTTCTTTTCTGACTCAGTAATAATAAAACGTGGCATAAAATACTTTTAATATAAATATCTATAACAACAAAAAACCCCTTATTTTTTAAAGGGGTCTTTCGTTAATGATACTGAACAGGCAATTATATTGTCAATCCATACTTTTTCAGGTTCCGAGACATTTTTTCTATTGAACTTCCTAACTCGATTATTTGAGGAGGTAATAACAATGTTATTCTTGTCTATAACCTTAATCAACATTTAATTCTAATTTAACTTGTTTTTGTTTATCCTTATAATCATTAATTCTTTGTATTGCGACTTCACAATAGTTTGGTGAAATGTCACACCCTAACCATGGTCTACCTAACATCTCTGCAGCTAAACACGTAGTTCCTGAACCGTTGAACGGGTCAAAGACCAAATCCTCCTTATACGACATAATCTTAATCGCTCTATAAGGAATATCCAAAGAGAATGTTGCTTTAGTTTTCTGTTGTGTGTCGGCAAAGTAATTCCACTGACCAAAGACCAAAGACATAAAGTCCTTCTTATCTTTATCTTCATACACCAACTTATTTCTAAACTCACCCTCAATCTTTTCATTAGGTACCATTTGGTACTCCCCTTTCCATTGAGGCGTTCCCTTAACCTGTTTCTTAGGTAAGTTCTTATACCCTAATATAACACATTCTTTGGGATTATAGATATATGGTGCCGATGGACTCATCCAACTTCCCCAAGCCGTGGTCTTACTTCTATGCGGTGAACTCTCCTCTAAATCTACGAGACCAAAGAATCCGAAACCCAATTGTTTCATCACCATCCAAATCTCCGCAGAGAAATAGATACGTCCACCCTTCTTCTGACGGTTAATCTCATAAGGAATATTCACAGCAATACGACCATCGTCCCTTAAGACTCTGTAAGCTGCACTGAGCCACTCACGAGTAAATCTCATATACTCATCAAAGTATTTATCGTCATCCCAACTATCGTAATCGATACCAACACCATAAGGTGGTGAGGTAATAATTAAGTCGACTGACTTCTCTGGCATCTCATTCATGAACTTCACTGTATCTGAACAGTGAATGTCCCCAATTATTTCTTTCATTTCTTTCATTTAGTAAAAAAACCTGATATGAAGGCAAGTAACGAAAGAGGCCATAATGTTATTATAAACATCCTTTCACCCCACGTAAAAGTGTCTCCTGTTAATTTTTGGACCGAATATTCCATTAGAAAACCAACTAAAAATCCAATCAATATATAATTTATTAAATATATCATTCTACTCCATCGTCTTAATACGACGTTCCAAATACCATAACGCTTTTTTCAAATCTTGTAAAGGTGGGTTTTCATCTTTCTTTCCACTTCTAACAATATATTTCAATACATTGAATAGATACGCATCCTTATCTATTCCTGTTGCCTCTGCAATTTTAACTACCTCATATGGGTTATCTTCCCCACCATAATGGTTGGGGTGGTTTACCATCTCTTTACTCATTTAATTATTTTTTTAATTGGTAATATCCCTTATGTTTAACTTCCTCAATAATACCCTCTTCAATCGCTTGATTTAAAATTTCTTTGGTTTCCCACTCAGGTTTATCGAGTATATACTTAGAAATGTAACTAATATGAATAGGTAATCTTAACTTACCCTCCAACAACTCGAAATCTGTTTTTTGTTTACGCATTATCTAACTTTTTTAAAATTTGCTCTTTTGAATAACCTTCTTGGAATAAATCTACGAAATTAGAAGACCACTTATCCATAATTAATGCATCCGCACTAAAAAGTACTGATAAATCACTTTCGTCTATACGATAAATTAAATCCTTTGTTAAAAATCTTTTGTTGAAACCCATTTATGTTCTGAATTAAGTCTAACTGATGTTATATATTCCATGTTCCACTCTTTTGGTGTTATCAAAGATAAGAAATATTTTCCATTATTTCTAATATAAAGATGATAAATCTCACCAATAACAGGTTCAAAGGAATAATTAGAATTGTAAATCATCTCATTGAGTTCGACCTCTCCGATTAAATAATTATATTCCTCGACTAACTCTTTATACTTAGCACTGAAAGTTTTTTGAACTCTATTAACACCTCTCTCTTTGAATGCTCCAACATCATCTAACTTGATGACAGGTCCACTTACACTCGTTGCGTAGGGTAATAAAGAAGCATTGTACTTTTGCAGTTTTTCGTCCCATGCAACATTATCGGGCTTCTTCGACTTCATAAATGTAGGCTCTGATTTTTCCACCCAACTCTAAATCGTTTGGGGTCTCTTTTACTAATTGGTAAACCTTTTCTATATCAATTTTTTCCATGGTCTAATCTCTTTTTAATTCATCAATGTTAATAGTTTGAAAGGTATAGTTCATAATCTTTCTCCTAATTAATGATAGTAAACATCCTTCTAAAGGGAAATTCTGATTTATATTAATTTCAAATATTGGACTATCTTCTATAAGTCTTTCGACTTTACTATCTTCCATTTTATCACCATCAGGAAATATATCACATTTTTGACCATATATGTTATTATTTTTTTTAATTTGATTGATGTCTTTATCATCACCTTTATAAATTAATTCAAATTTACATTTGTTGTGGGCCGACTTTGTCGTCATTCTTCTAATAACATATTGATATACGTAAAGTTCATCTTCATATTTGAAATGAAAAAATCCTTTCCCCCGCTTGTCTTTAACAATAGAATCCTCATTTTGAATATTAACAAAACTAATACTGTCATTAATAATTGACCATAAAGACTTTGCAACCATAAATAAATCTTTGAATCTATCTCGAGCAAACTCAGATATTCTTAATATCTCATCCGCCTCTTCAGCATTTTTGAATTGTATTGTGTTATATATTAAATCAGTGAGAAGTATTTCGTCATCTTTTTCATCAGGTTTCCTTTTAAATGTAATGAATTGACCGTGGTCTAAAACCCTTTGAGCACTGGTATATAATAGAGTAAGTTCTTGAAAAGTAGGGTA